ATTTATATTATTATTTATTAATATTTTAATTAATATTTTAATTAATATTAAATATTATATTTTATTAAAATTATTTTATTAATATTCTAATTAAAATATTAATAAATAATAATATAAAAAGATAAATTAAAATGCCACGTCATAGTTCATCATTGTCTTCAAAAAAATGTCCTCCTAATAAATTTAGCTTTTTCTCAGGTTGTGTTTCTTGGGATTCCTCTTTAACTTGTTTATTATTAGGAGCATTATTAATTATTTGTGTTATTTTTATGAGTTCTCAACAATTACCTTATGGTGTTAAAAGAGGTGATATTATAGAAGAAAAAAGAAATACAGCAAAAAAACTTGCTTTAACTATTAATGGTATGAATCCATCATATATTACAGATTCTCTTGATAACAACAATAATAGTAATAATACTCATAATAATCATAATATTAAAAGAGTAAATGACTTATTTGAACCAAATGATGTTGATAGTAATCCTCATGAAGGAACAGGAACACCTATATCTAATAAAATTAAATATGATATTAATGTTAATATCCGTGATTCTAATCCTGAAAGACCTAATCATAATCAACTTTCTTATTTACAATATGAAGCTGATAAAGCATCTGAAAGAATTATAAACCCATTATTACCTCCTGAACGTTCATATACTAATACATATGGAACACCAATTAATATACCATCTCGCGGACCTTCACAATCTTACCAACAAATTGGTATTCTTTATAAAGAAACTATAGCAAATACAGAACAACAACCTGGTAATAATAACGAAAGTAGTATTTTACCATTATTTGGAAGACCCACTTTTAATGGTTCTAAAAAATGGAACTATTATACATCAAGTGATAAATTTCATAACTTTAAAATACCTATTACTAAAGATGGTCGTAAATGTAATGATGATTTTGGTTGTGATGAAATTATGAATGGTGATATGATTGATATTCCTTCCTATAATGGTAAATTTAAAGTTGAAATTTATTCATATGATAGACCAAGTTATATACCTTATGTTTATTAAAAATAATAAAAAAATTAATATTAAATATTTAATATTAAATATTTAAAAAAATATAAAATAAAAATTATTTTTCTTCAGCATTAGCAAGTTTTTTATAACATAAACCTAATCTATTTTGAGAATTCATATGATTTTCTTTTGCTGGTAAAAAATACCATTTAATTGCTTTATTAATTAATTTTTTTTCTTCATAAATAATTCCTATTTTATAATAAGCTTCAATTAAACCTTTTTCCGCAGACTTTTTATACCATTCTAATGCTTTACATTTATTTACAGTACATTTACATTCAATACCATAATTGTAAAATGATGCTAATTCAAATTGACCATATTTATGACCTAATTCTGCTGATTTTTTACAATATTCAAATGCTTTAGTTTTATTTTTTTTTACTCCATATCCAAAAATATAACATTCAGCAACTTCAAATAAAGCATCTGTATGTCCACTATCTGCTGCTTTTTTATAACAATTAAAAGCAAGTTTTGGTTTTTTTATTTCATATTTATAATAATCACCTAATTTATATTGACTTTCAGAATCATTTTTAACTGCTTTTTCTAATAAATCTTTAACTTCTGCTTTAGATAAATTCATTTTTAATAAAATTAAAACTAAAAAAACTTTTAATTTTAATTTAAATAATTCAATAATTGTATTACTTTTTATAGTTTAAATATCATTATTTATTTTTTTTCAATTTTTTATAATTTTTAATAAAAAAATATTAAATAATAACTAATTCATTAACTAATGATTATTTAATAATGAATTACTATTAACTAATGACTAATTCATTAATCAATATTTTTAATTCCTTTTGATAAATAATACCATGTTGATGCTAATTCATTAATGTCATCATATGATATACCTTTTTCATTATATAAAAAGTCTTTTTCTTTTTTATAGAAATAACTAAGTGCTTTTTGTGCTTGTGAATACTTTAAATATGCCGCTTCTTCTAAATAATTATAAGCATTTTCTAATTGTTTTAATCTATGATATAAAACGCCAATATTATAATTATATATTTTAAATTTTTTAGTTTTATACATTAATGATTTATCATCTTTATATATTTCTACTAAATTATTTAATTTATTTATATAATTTGATAATAGTTTTTTATTATTATCTTCATGAATACTTTGTATTTGAATTTTTAATTTATCTAATTTATCTTTTGATACCATATATCCATTTTTTTCTGCTATTTTATACCATTTAAATGCTTCTTCTAAATTTATTTCAGTTCCTTTACCAAGCTCATAACATTTTCCTAAATTATTTTGAGCTATATTACAACCAGATTCTGCTGATTTTTTATACCATTTAACTGCTTCTTTTAAATTTATTTCAGTACCTCTACCAAATTCATAAAACAATGCTAAATTATATTGACCATTATTATAATTGTTTTCTGATGATTTTTTATAGCATTTAAATGCTTCTTCTAAATTTATTTCAGTTCCTCTACCAAATTCATAACAATTTCCTAAATTATTTTGAGCTTTATTAAAACCATTATCTGCTGATTTTTTATACCATTTAAATGCTTCTTCTAAATTTATTTCAGTTCCTTTACCAAATTCATAACGCAATGCTAAACTATATTGACCACTATTTAAACCATTATCTGCTGATTTTTTATACCATTTAACTGCTTCTTCTAAATTTATTTCAGTTCCTCTACCAAATTCATAACAATATCCTAAATTTTTTTGAGATTTGCTATGATTTCTATTTGCAGATAAATTATAATAATAAAATGCTTTTATTTTATCTTGTTGTGTTCCTTTACCAAATTCATAACAATATCCTAATTTAAATATATCTTTTATATCTGCTTTTTTAATACCTTTTTTATTTATGTTTTTTTTATATTGTAAAAAATTTTCTTCATCACTATTTGGATTCATATTTAACTAACTTACAAATATAACAATTAGTATTACTTATAGTATTTTAATAATTTACATATTTAATAATAATTTATTTCAATTTTTTATTTATTTTATCTATAAGTAATATAGTTTTTTTATGTAATACTATGTCATTTATTACATAAAATTAATATTCAATAATTAATATTCAATAATTAATATTCAATAATTAATATTTAATAACTATTACCTTATATAAACTTCATAAAAATAAATAATATTATTTAATAATTTTTATTATATAAAAATAGATATTTATATCTATATATTATAAATAGTATAAATTATTTTATATATTTAAATAATATATTCTAAACTATAAGTATATTCTAAACTAACTCTATTTTCTAAACTAAAATATTATAATGATACATTTAGATGCTCGTAGTGGTGAAAAAGATAAAATATTAGAACTTATAAATAGTTCAATAGACAAACCAAATTATGAATTAGAATGTTTATTTTATGATGATATAAATAATATTAGAAATCCTAAAATTAACCATAGCAATTTTATGTCTTTACTTAAAAGATATAAAAGTAATCCTAATTTTATTACTAAAACAAATGAACGTTTAACATTATCTTTAGATAATGAAAAATATAGTAATGTTCGTATATTAATAAAAGGTTCTGGAGCAATTAAAAATTATTGTAATAATGAAAATATTAATTTAATTCGTAACAATGTAGATTTTGAATTTAAATCTACACCAAAAGGGCTTAATAGGGTTCAAGTTAATAATTATAATTTTAGATTTAATCTTAAAGAAGAAAATAATTTTAATAATGATGATTCTCGTATTAATGATATATTAAGGGAAATTAAAGACATACCTAAATCATATCGTTATAAAAAAATATTTTCATTTCAAAAGAAAACAAATGATTTTCAAGTTGATATTAGTATTGTTAAAAGTAGCACTTTATTAGATAATAAATTCTTAACTGTAAAAGAAGTTATTGAACAAAAAAAAGAAAGAGACGTTGAAAAACCAAAAGATATTAAAACAAATTATACAACTTGGTGGAACTCTATTAAAGATAAACCTACTGAATTAGTTAAAATAAAAAATTCTATGAATTATTTTAAAACTATTAAAGAAAGTAATGTTTTTACTAATTTACCACATTATGAAGCTGAAGTTGAATATATTAAAAATAAACATTATGTAAATCCTAATTTTAAAAATATAGGCTTACGTAAAGACTATATACAAGCAGAATTTGTTAATTTCTTTAAAGAAATTGGTAGTATTTTACAATGCTTACAAAATTCATTTTATATTTTAAGTAATGATGAAATTTATTCTGTTAAAAAACAATTTACTAAAGTTGTGGAAAATAGCATTAATGAAAAAATGTTAGAAACAAATTTTAAAAATACAAAAAAAAAGACACAAACTAAACAATCTATACCTAAACAAAAAGGTGGTAGTCAATATACATTAAATGATGATAATGATATTAATTTTAATGAAGAAATAGAAGAGGAAACCATGAAAGGGGGAACACAAAACATTAGTGGTAGTTTAGATATTGATGATGATGATGATTCAAATATTACAAATCATAATGGTGGTTCAATAGAAACTAAAAATAGTCACGAAGATGGTAGTCATGAAGATGGTAGTCACGAAGATGGTAGTCATGAAGATGGTAGTCATGAAGATGGTAGTCACGAAGATGGTATTGAAGATGATTCTACTAATGAAATGATTGGAGGAGCTAAAAAACTTGCTGAATTAAAATATAATATTATTAATAATTTTAGATACAAAGATATTTTCTTTGGACCAAATATTATAGATTTATCCCATAATAATTCTAATTATATTGATACATCAGCAATGCCTAATCCAAGAAACAATACAAATATACATATAAATTATTTAGTCACTGATAAAACAGATGGTGACCGTAATTTATTATTTTTCAATGAAAACGGTCAAGCATATGGAGTTTCGCGCTCATCACAAGTTAAATATTTTGGAATCATTATACCTTCTCTTGCCAATACTATTTTAGATGGTGAATATATTAATCGTTCTCATGAAGATAAAATGTTAAATCAGTTTTATATCTTTGATTCTTATATTTACAAAGGTGAAAATGTGATGATTAAACCATTCTTATACAGTAAAAAAGGTGGTCTCGATGGTAGATATGATACTATTTTAAATAGTATTAAAGCTTTTATCGAAGGTACTAATATTACACAGTTAAATAGCAGATTACCATTTTTATTATATAAAAAAGAATATATGATGGGTGATACACCACAATCTTATATAAACGCAAGAAAAAAAGATAAACAATCGCTAATGAGTGAAAATTGTGAAAATATTTTAAATAAAATGAATGTTAAATATGGTGGTTTTTCAGAAGTAGGGCATCTATTTCCTTATAAAACAGATGGTCTTGTATTTCATCCTAATAATTTATCAGTATTTCAAACAACAATGGATAGTTATATTGAAAATCCATTTGTTGCTGGACGATGGAATAATAATTATAAATGGAAAGCACAAGACCAACTTACAATTGATTTTAAGATTAAAATTATTAAAGATATAGTTTCTACTAAACCCGCATATTCTTATTTTGGTGATAAAAAATATATTAAAGTTAATTTATTAACTCATATTTACCATAATAATAAGAAAAATAAAGAAGATAATAATAGATTAAATTTTTATCTTATAAATGCAGGTAAAAAAATTTCTAATTTATCCAGTGAACTTAAATTTTTATCAACATCACCTTTTGTTGGTTATTATGATAATGAGGGTGAAGAACATAATCAAATGGGAGAAACTTATTTTGAAGTTGATGGAAATGATAACATTATTTGTAGTGATGGTAGTATTATTACAGATAACATTATTTGTGAATGTTCTTATAATTTAAATAAAGAAGTCGAACATCGCTGGATACCTGAACGTATTAGACCTGATAAAACAGCACCTAATGTGTATCTTACAGCAAATACAGCATGGATGTTAATTAATAATCCTATTACAAAAGAACATTTAACAAATAAATCAAAAACGTCTATTATTAAAAAAACACAACAAACTAAAAATGATAGTGTTCTTATTGAAAAAGAATTAAAAATGAAAGATTATTATAGTTCTAAAGACAAAACAGATTTATCTGTCAAACCTTTAAATAAATTTAATAATTTTGTAAAAGACTATTTAATCAGTAGAGCATTATCGGGTTATACTAAACCTAATGTACTTGATTTAGCGGTTGGTGAATTTGGTGATTTAGATAAATATATTAAAAATGGTGTCAATCATTTATTAGGTATTGATATTAATGAACATAATCTTAATAATCCTTCAAAAGGAGCAGCAACACGTATTATGAACGCAAGTTTAAAATTTAATAATTCTCAATATTCTAAATTTGCTGAAAAAGTAATGCTTATTAATGGAACTGGAACTAAAAATATTGCTAATGGTGATTGTGTATTTGATAATCTTAATAAATATTATATAGATGTTTTATATGGTAGAGCAAAAGGTAATACACCTAAATTACGTAAAATGGAAGGTGTTGGATTAGATAGTTATGATTTAATAACGTGTATGTATGCTATTCACTATATGATGAATGATGAAACATCATTAGATAATTTTCTTAGAAATGTAAGTGAAAATTTACTTGACCAAGGTTATTTTATTGGAACTTGTTTAGATGGTATGGAAATACTTAAAGCATTAGGGCATCAAAAAGAAATTACTGGTGATATTGATGACAAGCGTGTTTTCTATATTAGAAAAGAAAGTGAAGATGACGATTATAAAACAATTACTGTTGGAAATAAAATTAATGTCTTCTTTGAAACATTTGATACTTCTTTTACTGAAAATTTAGTAAGTATATCTTATTTAGAAGAAAAAGCAAAACAACATAATCTTAAATTAGTAGAATTTAAAGGATTATTAGATGAACCTGGTAATATGTTGAGTAAATATGCTACTGATGGTAACTATATGGGTAAAGAAAATGCTAAAAAAATAAAAGAATCTAACGCAATGATGACGTGGTCTAAATTTAATAGCTATTTCATCTTTCAAAAAGTGCGAGGTGATGAAGAATTATAGTTAGATTAATTATAGATTATTAAATTAATTATAGATTATTAAATTAATTATAGATTATTAGGTCATATTAATTCATAGTTTTACTTATTTTTTTTATTTTTTATTTTTAATATTTATTATTAATTTATTAATAATATATATATATAAGTATTAAATTATAAATATTATAATTAATTTATAATATTGAATTAACAAAGATGAATGTTAATAAAATAAGTATTTCTGGACAACAAACAAATTTAAATCCTATAAAATTAGATAATTTACCAACTAATATTAAAGATTTACAATCAATATTAAAATCTTTATTAAATAATATACAAATTACAGGTAAAACATCAACTACAAAACCATTTAATATTGCTGATACAACAGATAATAATATATATAAAATAAATGAAACAGATGACTTAGATATTGAAAACTATATGAATTTTTTAAAATTTATGATTAAAGAATTAACTAAAAATAATACTGATTTTGAAAATGATAAGGGTGATATAATAACAGCACATTGGATTAATGATGAACATAAAAAAGATATTGAAGAGATTAAAGAAAGATATAAAGAAATATATTTATCTAAATATATACCACCATCAAAAAAATATCCATATTGGGTTGAAGATTTATTAGCTAAAAATAGAAATGTATTATATGAAGAATCTGAAAAAAAACTAAACATAAAAAATATATTAGAGCAGGATGATAATGAGTTTATAGAAACATTAAAAAAAAGGATTAATGGTCTTAAATCTTGTTCTATAGATCCAGAAGAACAAAAAAAAAAAAATGAAATAAGACAGGAATATTTTAATGAAGAATATAAATTAGAAAATAGTATATTACCAGATTCTTATACTATAGATGGTAAAACACCAGAAGAAGTAAAAGACAAAATTAAAGAATTATGTAATAATATATATTGGGGAACAAAAACTTATGAATATAAAAAAAATAAAAAATTTAATTTTGAAGAATTTTATAACTTTATAACAACTCATATAAATGAACTTGAATTTATTAAAACTTTCTTACCATCTTCTTGTTTTAATAAACAAGAATTAAAAACAAAAGATGAACTAAAACTAATTATTGATTCTTTAGTACATACTAATGATAGAACACATAGACAATATATTTTTGGTATTAAAGATGATGTTAAAGAATTTATAAAACATAAACAATTTTATGAAATATATAGTATGAATGATGGAAGTAGTTATAATTTACATGAAAAAAGTTATAATTGTCATTTATTAGCAAACTGGACTATATTTTTAAATATGTTATATAGTAAATGTGCAACATATAATAATGATTCTATAAACGATGATACTGATACCAATATAAAATTTCCAATTAGATTTATTTTACCTGATACTTATCAAAATTTATTAATTAGTAAAAATCTAAATAATATTGAATCTAATGCTCAAGTTAGTGATTATGAAAATAATATTGATAAAAAACACTATAAAATTAATAAAAATAAATTTATTTTTGAAGATAATCAAGATATAAGAAGTATTAAAATATTTTCTAATATATTTAATAAAGATAATAAATTAAAATTAAAATTTGTTGGTTTTATTAATATTAAATATAATTATAAACAAACAAAACAATATAGAAATTGGATATTATTAATATTTAAAAATGAAGAAAATAAAAATTTTAGTTTAGTAGATTATATTACTGGAGAACTATCAAGTTATATTTTATTAAATTATAAATTTGAACATGTAAATACTGGCTCTTTAACAAAAAAAATAAGTATTACATATGAAGAATTTAAAAATTTTATATTATATTCTGAAAAACAAAAAATATACTTATATATATATAAAGATAATAAAACATTATTTATTAAAAATACACTATTAACTAAAAAACAAATGGAAATAAATAACATTAAATTATTTAATTTAGAATTAATAGAAGGTAGTAAATCTAAACAATTATTTATACCAACACAATTTTCATACAAAGGAGGATATAATAATATAGTAAATAAAATTAATATTAAAACAAGCACATATATAAATTTATTTGATGATAAATTAAGTAATGGTATTTTTAACCAATATTATAATTTAAGATTATCATATGATATAATTTATTTAATTAAAAGAGAAGGATTAATTAAAATTATAAACTCATTATATAAATATTTATTAGTTTCTACTAATGAAATTATACTTAGTAATAAATATGAACAAAATTATTTTAATAAATATTTAATAACTAAATATCATCCATTATATTATAAATATTATTTTATTAATGAAATATTTATAAAATTTAATATTTTAAATAATATAAAAAAAAATGATACTATTTTAAGTATAGGAAATAATTTAACTCCAATTGAAATTTTAAAATATAATAATTATAAAATAAAAAATATAAAATGTATTATATATGAAGTAAAAGATAGTTATTTAAAAGAACAAACTAAGGAACAAAAAAAATATTCTGAAATTGTTAAAAATATATATGATATTGATTTTATTTATTTTACAGATAAAATAGAAAAATTATTAGATATTGATTTAAAAAATATAAATAACTATACATTATTTATTTATAATATATATAACTCACCTCGTAAATTTTTTATGTATAATGATTTTCATAATATATTAAATTTATTTATAGGTATGATGATGAGTTTAAAATATACAAAAAAAAATGGTAATTGTATTATAAATTTAGGTAGTATAGCATATAAGCAAACTGCTGATATTTATTTAATATTAAAAGAATATTTTAAAGAAAGTAATTTATATTATCCTGAAATATCTAATTTATTTAAAGATAATGGTATTACTGCTATTTTTAAAAAATTTAAAGGTATAAATAAATATGATTATGACAATTTAATGGTTATATTATTAAAACTATTAAAAATATATCCTAATGATTTACTTACTTCATTTAATATATATAATAAAGAAGATAGAGAAAAATTTAAAATTATAAAACCTATTGATGAAAATAAAAAAATAAACTACGTTAC